GGTAAAACAAGTGTAAAACTATTTCACTATAAAGACTTAAGTAAAACTGCAAAGGCTAAAACAAATGGCAAAGTCAAAAAGTCAAAAAAGTCTTAGTCAATGGACGAAGCAAGACTGGAAAACTAAAAGTGGTAAGCCAAGTGCTAAGACAGGTGAACGTTACTTACCTGCCAAAGCTATTAAGTCTCTTAGTGATTCTGAATACGCAGCTACAACCAAAGCAAAAAGACAAGGCACTAAGGCTGGTAAACAATTTGTAGCTCAGCCTAAAAAGATTGCAGAAAAAGTTAAACCATTTAGAGCGTCAAAGGGCGGAATGACAATGAAAAAAGGATCTCATAAGATGCCCGATGGCACTATGATGAAAGACTCAGATATGAAATCTGGATATATGTATGGTGGGATGGCTAAAGCTAAACCCATGAAATCTAAATCAGGCTATAATATGGGTGGTTCCGTAAGGGGTTATGCTAAAGGTGGTCATGCCAATTGTGGTGCTTCTGTACCAGGCACACAACGGAGATCAAAATAATGTTAAAATTTATAACTCTGGGGGGATTAATTTATAAAATCCCAGGCGTAGGGCCACTTGCTAAAAGGATGGCTGCTGAACTAGTAAAAAACGGCGGTAAAATAATTAAATTTAAAAAGGGGCAAACACCTCCGAATGCAACCACTGCAACAGCAGCTAATGTAGCTAAAGCTGTTAAAAACTTAAAGAAATCAAACACTGGCGCAGGAAGACCTTCACCTAAAAAAGGTTCAAATGTTAAAAAGAAAAATGAAACTGCTACTCAAAATATAGAACAGTTTAGTCCAGGTGGTAGTACTGCAAGACCTATGAAGCCTGCTGCGCCTAAAAAATCACCAGAGCAGTTTGGCCCAGGTGGCGGTGGTGCAAGACCAGGTGTTTCAAGAACTGCACCTAAAAAACCAACTAAGCCTAAAGTTGAAACTAGCCCTAAAAAACAACCTAACCCTAAAAGTCCTTTTGCTAAAAAGACTGCTAAAGAAAAAGCTGCTGCAGCTGCTAAGTTAAAAAAACAACTGGATGCTATGAAGAAGCCTAACCGTGCTAAACTAACAGGCAGGTTTGATAAGAAAGGTGCTAAAATTACTAACGTACCTAAGACTGGTTCATCAGCATCTTCAACAGCTGGAGGTATAGTTAGGAAAGGAAAGTTATTACGTGGAGGTGCAACACTTCTTACTGGATCACAACTTTTAGATTTAAAAGGTGATACTCCAAAGCCTGTAGATAGAAAAGTAACTCCAAAGACTGGTCAAGGCAGACCTTCTCTGGACAAAAATAAAAATAAGAGAAAGCCTGTAGAGAAGCCTAAAGCTAACTCAGGCAAAGGTGGACCAGCTAGCAAACCCCCAGTAAAGAAAGATGAGTCTTTTGGCGCAGCATTTAAGAAAAATCGTGCTGCTAAGAAGCCAACATTTCCTTGGAAAAATCCAAAGACAGGTAAGATTGGAAACTATACTACACGTCTTAAAGAGGAATCAATTAAAGACCACAAGAAGAAGTTTGGTGTGACAGGTAAATACTAATAAAAAATGCAACTCCGTTATATAAGCATAGCGGGGTTGCATTATTATCTATAGTATGTTATAACTATATATGTAAAACTATCCTTACCCAACAAGGGCTAATCAATTAAGGATAGTGTTATGATTAAAGGTTTTAAAGGTTTTGCAGGACGTTGTTGGAATGCACATGTTAATCGTCAACAACGAAGAGCAGACTACTGGATACTAACTAATATGTCTGATCGTGATCTACAGGACATAAATATTAGTCGGACAGAAATAAGGCAAAAAATATATGGGCCGAACGTTAACTGATAAACAAGAAAAGTTCCTAGCTGTCCTGTTTGAGGAAGCACGAGGTATCCCTGCACGAGCTACAGAGCTAGCAGGGTATGCTTCTGGAACTGCTTCGACTACAATTATGAACACACTACAAGAAGAGATTGCAGATCTCACGAAGAAGTTTATAGCTACTCGTGGGCCACAAGCTGCTTTCTCAATGCTAGATGTAATGCAAAACCCTACAGACTTGGGTAACAAAGAGAAGATGGCAGCAGCAAAAGATCTATTAGACAGAGCTGGATTTGTTAAAACAGATAAAGTAGAAGTCAAATCAGATAGTCCTTTGTTTATATTGCCCCCTAAAAACTATGAAGATTAAAAAAACTTGGCAGCTTCCTCAACCAGATGCGGTAGATGGGGAGTATGAATGGCTTTCAGTAGTAAGAGTTGGTAGGGTTATACCATTTGGCTATAGACAAGACCCCGAAGACTCTGATATACTGTTACCAATCCCAGAAGAGTTAGAATTATTTGAGCAAGCTAAGAAGTATCTTAAGCAATACAGTCTCCGTGAGGTTTCTAATTGGCTAAGTACTACCTCAGGCCGCTACATCTCTCATGTGGGTTTAATGCAGAGGGTTAAACTTGAGCAAAAACGTAAAAAAGAAGCTTCAATCCAACGCTTCTATGCAGAAAAGTACAAAGAAGCCGCAGAGAAAGCCGAAAAGCTCGAAAACCAACGTATCGGTGCAAGAGTTAGAAAAGATAACAGTGCCAGCACAGGTCAAGCCGCCTGAGTTTGAGGTAGAAGAAGCAATAAGGGAGATTATCTTTGAACCTAACCCAGGTCCACAGACAGATTTCTTAGCTTCGACTGAACAAGAGGTACTATACGGTGGATCTGCTGGAGGTGGCAAGTCATACGCTATGATTGCAGACCCTGTACGCTGGTTGAACAACCCACATGCCACTATGTTGCTGGTACGTAGGAGTACAGAAGAGCTAAGAGAGCTTATATCTGTTTCCAAGCTCCTTTATCCCAAGGCAATACCTGGGATCAAGTTTATGGAACGGGATAAGACATGGGTTGCACCCTCAGGTGCTACTCTGTGGATGTCCTACCTAGACAGAGACGACGATGTGATGCGATATCAGGGACAGGCCTTTAATTGGATAGGCTTTGACGAAATGACGCAGTGGCCTACGCCTTATCCTTGGGATTACATGCGCTCAAGGCTACGTACTACTAAAGATTCAGGGTTACCCCTCCACATGAGGGCTACAAGTAACCCAGGAGGTCCAGGCCACCAGTGGGTTAAGAAAACTTTTATTGATCCTGACGTACCTGACACTGCTTTCTGGGCTACTGACAGGGAAACAGGGGAAACTATTACTTGGCCCAAGGGTCACACAAGAGAAGGCGAACCACTCTTTAAACGTAGGTTTATTCCTGCTACTTTGTTTGATAATCCTTATCTAGCTGAAGATGGTATGTACGAAGCTAACCTTCTGTCGTTACCTGAGCATCAACGCCGGCAGTTATTAGAAGGTGACTGGGATATTAACGAAGGTGCAGCCTTCTCAGAGTTTAATAGGCACATACACGTAGTAGAACCCTTTGATATACCTGACAACTGGGCTAAGTTTCGTGCATGTGACTATGGTTACGGCTCTTATACAGGGGTTGTATGGATTGCAGTAGCTCCTAATGAGCAACTGATTGTTTACAGGGAGATGTATGTATCTAAAGTTATTGCTACTGATTTAGCAGATATGATATTAGATGTTGAATCAGAAGAGAAAATACGTTATGGTGTACTAGACAGTAGTTTGTGGCACAAGCGTGGGGATACTGGCCCTTCTTTAGCAGAACAAATGATTATGCGTGGATGTCACTGGAGACCTGCAGATAGATCTAAAGGCTCTCGTGTAGCAGGTAAGAACGAACTACACAGAAGGTTACAAGTAGATGAGTGGACTGAAGAACCTAGATTAGTATTCTTTAACAGCTGCTCCAATATTATTTCTCAGCTACCAGCCCTACCTCTGGATAAAAAGAATCCTGAAGATGTAGATACACATGCTGAAGATCACCTATATGACGCCTTACGATATGGAGTTATGACAAGGCCTAGAAGTAGTTTGTTTGATTACAATCCTGCATCTAACTCAGGCTTTCAAGCAAGCGACCCAACCTTTGGTTACTAAGGAAATATAATGGAAGAAGATGATTTCTTTGAAAATGAAATGGCTATGGATTCAGTGGAGTCTAATGCTGTAGAAGATGTGGGCGAAGATGAATACTCCGATCCTAATGCAGGTACTGTAGTTGGGTTTGTACGGGATCATTATTCTAAAGCTTCTACTGCTCGTGAGACTGAAGAAACACGTTGGGTACAAGCTTACCGTAACTACCGAGGTTTATATGGTCCAGATGTACAGTTCACTTCTACAGAGAAGTCTCGCATATTTGTTAAGGTTACTAAGACAAAAGTTCTTGCTGCTTACGGGCAGATTGTAGACGTACTGTTTGGTAATAATAAATTTCCAATCACAGTTGACCCAACTACTTTGCCTGAAGGTGTTGCTGAGTCTGTACACTTTGAATCTAATCCTGATATGCAAAAAGCTAAAGAACAGTTTAGCCCAGAAGAAAAAAAACTTCTTCCAGGAGAAACTGTTGTAGATCTTAGGGAACGTCTAGCTGGTCTTAAAAGCAAACTTAACCCTGTTGAGGATATGCTTAAAGAAGGCAAAGGTACTACACCTACAGAAATTACTCTGCACCCTGCAATGGTTTCTGCTAAGAAGATGGAAAAGAAAATCCATGATCAGCTAGAAGAATCTAATGCAAACAAGCAATTACGTGTTGCTGCTTTTGAATGTGCCTTGTTTGGTACAGGTGTAATGAAAGGTCCATTTGCTGTAGACAAAGAATACCCTAAGTATGTAGAAGGTGAATATAAACCTACAATTAAAACAGTACCTCAAACTTCTTCTGTATCTATATGGAACTTTTATCCAGACCCAGACGCAGCTAACATGGATGAAGCTGAGTATGTAATTGAACGACATAAGATGTCTCGTACTCAGATACGTGCCCTGAAGCGTAGGCCTTTCTTCCGTAAGAATGCTATCGACACTGCAGTTAATATAGGTGAGTCCTATACTAAGGAGTGGTGGGAGCAAGTCATGGAGGATGACTCCAATGATTCTAGGGCAGAACGTTACGAAGTCCTAGAGTTCTGGGGTAATGTAGATATAGAAGTTCTTGAAGGTCATGATG